GACTTGGCCACGTTGCTGACCGCGTTGCTAACTTGGCTACAGGCGCTAACCCTTTTGACCCTAACTCATCTGGCCACGTATCAACAAGTTTCCTTGATACAATGATTCCTAACTCTGCTTTGCGCGACTTCTTTAACGCTCTTGCGCCAAACCAGAAAGAGTCGATGGTTCACAACTCTATGCTTTCTGCCCTCGCGGCAGCATATGCTAGTGGCCAATTGGACAAGGAGCACTATGCTCAAATGACACCTGCCGAACAGCAGGCTGTCCTTGACCGTATTCAGCACAATGCTCAAACCAACCTTTTAGTTAAGGGTATCCTTTCATTCTTCTTGCCATTGGCACCTAACGTAACCAATGACTACTATACCAAGAACCTTCAGACATTTCGTTCTGAGTTCTTAACCATGACCCTGCCAAAGGCTCAAGGCGGTTTAGGCCTTACATTGCCTGAGGCTACCTTGAAGTTTATGGAAGAGCATGGCAAGGAAGGCCTTGATGCCTCGTCCTATACCGTATCACGTACAGTGTCTGGTTCAGGCGGTTCGTCTATGCCACTCTCAGATTCTGTGCTTACATGGCTTGGCGAGAACAAGGGCTTGATGCAGTCTCATCCATACGCTGCTGCATACCTTGTTCCACAGGGCAACTCAACCCCTGATGCTCTTAAGGTTGAGAAGACTTTGCTTGCAATGCACTTACGTGAGACAAGAACTCCTCAAGACTTCCTAAGCGCGATATACGTAACCAAGGGTTGGGCTGAACTACAGTCATCCTTGACAAGTTATCAGGACCAACTTAAAGTTGCTATTCACAATGGAGACCGTACGCTTGTTACTCAACTCCATAACCAGTGGAAGCAGTTTACAATTCAGTACGGCGCAAGCAATCCAATTTGGTACTCTGACTATCAGAACCCTACAAAGACTACAAGCGCGCAGTTTGCGCTTAACCAGTTGCAAGACCTTAACAAGAAGGGTCAACTTGGCAATTCAAACGTAGTCCCTGGCATCAAGTCTTTGCTTGAGTCTTATGATAGTTACCACGCTCAGTTGGCTGCCAATACCTATGATAATGGCCAGCGTCACACCGTGGCATATTCTCAGATTGTCAACCAATGGAACGACTATCTTAACAACCTAGTTGAACCAACTAATCATCCAGAACTCGCAAACGTTGTTAGCGGAGTATTTAAGAGAGTGGTATAATGGCTACAAATGCTTCATCAAATACAGGCGCAGCAACGCCTGCAACACCTACCACACCTATTGCGCCATTTAACGCTTACCAGCAAACAAGCAGTGGAACAACGCAGCCAATCTTTAGTCCTAAAACTACAACAATTACGGACACGGCTCAGGCCTCACAGCCAGATATTGTCGCCTCGCTTAACAGCGTTATGCAGTCTCTCTTTGGGCGTCTTGCTACTTCTGAAGAGATAGCCAAGTATGGTGCCGAGTTGCTTGCAGCCCAAAAGGCCAACCCAACTCGTGGCAGTCAAAACCTTGTTTATGACCCAAAGACTGGAAAGCCTCTTAGCGGTAGCAATGAGTCTACTAGCAGCGGAGTTGACCCAACCTCATTCTTTGCTAGCATTCTTCAAGGAACGGGTGAGGCTAGTCAATACCGAATCCTTGGTACTTACATGGATGCACTAAAGAACATGGCAGATTCATCGAAGGGCTCATACAATGGCTAATGACACATCCGCCTTAGATGCTTTTCTTGCCACCCTTGGACATCTTGCTGTCCAGCCAAAGGCTAAGGATACAAAGAAGAGCAAAGACAACGCACCAACCTTGGAAGATAAGGGCGCTACCTCACTTGCTGTCGAGGCGTACCAGGCAGCAGAAGAAGCCGCTCAGAATTTCAAAACTGGTATCGCTAAGTACCAAGCAGGAATCCTTACAAAAAATGGACTTGCAAACATCTTTCAAGAGTATACTGACGCTCAAGACAGTCTTTCCAAGTTGGACCTACCAGGCGCATCCGCTATTCAAGCACAGTACTTTGGCAAACCACCTGCTCAAAATAATGCAAGCGGCGTAGTACCAGCCATCGTTTACGATGCTAATGGAAATCCAGAAAAGAACCCAGACGGCTCTTACAAGACATCTACGGCTACAGACGCTCAAGGCGGTTATGTCAATACTCAGCCAGAGGCACGCTATGACAAATATGGCAACAGCCTCATTCCTGGAACTGCAGCATATGCCGCTGGTTCAACTAAGATGCCTTCACCTGCTGGTAGCAATTCTGGCAGCGAAAAAGGTAATGCGAGTAAGACCTCAACCACTCCAAGCCCTGCTGCCCCTGTAGATATTAACGCCCCAGTTACTGAAGGCACACCTCTACAAGGTGCTGCTGGGTATAACATGGATGCTAAGGCTCAAGTAGCCGACCAGCAAAAATGGGCTCAGCAATATGGCGGTATTGGTGCTATGGCGCTTACCATCCCATGGATGAAAAACATCCTTGCAAATGCAGCAGCGGGTCACTGGGATGCAACAAAGTTTACAAATGCCATTAAGGGATATAAAGACGAAAATGGCCAGAGTCCCTGGGACGCAATGTCCCAAGCATACAAAGATTCTAGCATTTCTTATTTTGACAATAAGGATGCCTGGGCTCAGCAGTACAATGACAAGTTAAAGATTCTTCAGCAGTCTGCTGTGGCGCAGGGTCTTGACCCTAGCATATTTGGTCAGCCAATTCCTGTTGGCGCAGATGGCAAAACCATGGACCCTAAGGCTATTGACGCTGCATACAATGACCAGCACAGCGGAGTCAACTCGTTCTTTAATGTCTACTATAATAACATGCCTGACCAAGGTGCAGTTGATAAGTACGTAGCAGCCCATAGCACTTTGGCCAAGACTGATAACGGAGTCTATGCTGGAGTAATTGGTCAAAACATTGATGCTTTAAAGTCTTATGCAAATGACATGGGCATTGCTTCGCAATATCTGCCAAGCAAGCAAGGCTCTTCTGGCGATTACTTTGCCAATGCCGCTCTTGCTATTCAGCAGGGTGGCTCAACTCTTGAGACAGAGCAGGGTTACCTACGTGACCAGGCTGCAAGCATGTATGCCCCATTTGCTCAGCGTATTAAAGAAGGCCAGACGGTTCGTTCTTTGGCTAGCCCTTATCTTAATGCAGCAGCCAACCTTCTTGAGGTTGACCCATCAACTATTGACCTAGGGTCGGCGACAGGTTTAGGCGCTTCTGTAACCAAGGCTCTCCAGGGAGACAGCAAGACGCCTATGGCTCTTGACCAGTTTGTAACTTCCGTTAAGCAACGTCCAGAATGGCTGCAGACAAGCAATGCTCGCAACAGCCTTATGGATACGGCTAACACTCTCCTACGTAACTTCGGAATGGTAACAGGTGGATAATGGCTAGAGTTCAAGTCGATAGCGATAACACAGATAACACGCCAGCACCTAGCACTATTCCTGCAGTCACCCAACCAGCAACCACTGGCGGTGACACGCCAGCGAGCAGCAACACAACTGACAAGCCGCTAGGCATGAGCAACGGTTCAGGCAATGACATAAAACCTACAACCCTTACTTCAGATGATGTTAGCAAGGCTGTTACCTCAGCGGTTACTCCTTTAATGCAGCAAATAAGTTCTTTGCAAACAAGCCAGGCTGCGACAACTGCGCAGACTCAACTTGATAAACAAATTGGCAATAAAAATGCTCAGCAACTTTTGTCTTCTACTTTGCAAGGTTATGGATTAGAAAACTCTACAACTGGTCCAAGCATTAGCAATGCTATCCTTGGTTTAATTCAAAACAATTACGACGCTCAGACTATCCAAACTCTGATTGAAGACCCAACCGCTGCTCAGTCAAGCGACCCTAATGTAGCGGCACTTGGCAACGCATGGCAAACTCGCTTTGCTGGCAATGCTGCTCGCGTAGCCAACGGCCAAAACCCATTGTCTCCAGCAGAGTACATTGCTACTGAAAACTCATATCGTGATATCGTCCAGGCCGCTGGCCTACCAAAGGGCTTTTATGATAACTCTCAGCACATGGCTCAACTTATCGGTAACTCCATTGCGCCAACCGAACTTCAAGATAGAATCAACACAGCAGCAAAGTCTATCTCAAACGCTGACCCTTATTACACAACTACGCTCCAGCAATACTATGGACTAACGCCTACCGACATGATTGCTCATGCTCTTGACCCTAACACTGCTCTTCCATTGTTGCAGCGTCAGACAGCAGCAGCAACCTTTGGTGCGGCAGGTGCTCGTCAGAATGTGAACGTTGACCAGGCTACAGCAGCACAGTATGCAGCCCTTGGCGTAACACAGTCACAGGCAGAGCAAGGCTTCCAGAATATCGGAACAGAATTACCTACTGAACAGAAGTTGGCTGCCATCTATGGCGGAGCCAATAACACGTTCGGCACACCAGGACAGCAGCAGGCTAACTTGACCGCGGCTACCTTCGGTGGAGCAAATGCTGCTCAAGCCCAACTTCAACTCAAGCAACTTCAACAGCAAGAAATCAACGCCTTCTCAGGCTCATCAGGAGTGGATAAGAACTCACTCTTTGGTTCCACCTCAGGAACCTTCTAATAGACTTGCCCAGCCGACCAGCACTGGGTTCTAGTATTACGACTGGTAGTAGGAGCCAATAACTTTCTCCCCTGACTGTTATTGTGGCCTGCGTTAACTTATAGAAAAGGGAGTGCCTAAATGGCGAACCAATACGACTACGACGACGAAGACGAAGACACAACTACACAGGACCAACAGATTCCTGCAGGGCTTCGTAAGGCGCTCAAGCGTCTTGAAAAAGAAAACCAGGAGTTACGAGAAGCCAACGCGTTGCGCGACTCAATGCTCCGTGAGCGTACCGTCAAGGACGTGCTGGACTCGAAGGGTGTACCTAGCAAAATCGCTAAGTTCATTCCGAGCGACGTAGCAACACCCGAGCAGGTTGAGTCTTGGCTTACTGAGAATGCTGATGTATTCGGCTTTCAGTCCCAGACTCAGACTGACGCAGTAGACGAACAGCGACAGCAAGCAGCCTCTCAGTTCCAGCGCATTAACAATGCTACTGAGACTGCTATTCCAGCAACTAACGTTGCAGACCTGACAGCCCGCATCAACAATCCTAACCTTACCAAGGCGGACCTTGATGCAATTACAGGTATTAACGGATACACTGGCTCTGGCCGTCGAGCATTTTAATCAACCACTAACCCTAGAAAGGGGTAACGCACAATGGCTAATGCTTACAATAGCACAGGCTCAGCAGTCGGTACCTCGGTCGTACAAACAGCGTATGACCGTTATATCGAACTCGCACTTCGTGCTGTGCCTATGGTCCGCGACCTTGCGGATAAGAAGCCAGTACAACAGGCTATGCCTGGTTCTTCAATCGTGTTCAACATCTACTCAGATATGGCTCCAGTCACATCTGCGCTCTCTGAGACAACAGACCCAGATGCGATTGCTCTTGGTTCCACAACACCAATCACAGTAACACTTAACGAATACGGTAACGCTTCGCTCGTTACACGTAAGCTTGAGTTATTCTCATTCTCAGATATCGACCCAGCACTTGTCGACATCATCTCGTACAACATGCTCGACTCGCTCGACTCTGTTGCACTTCAGGAACTCGTCGGTGGCCCACAGGCTATCGCAGAGGTTAACGGAAGCCTTATCTCAACATTTGACGGTTCATACACCGCTGGTGTTTCACAGGGAACAGTCCGTTCAACCGACACCCTCAAGTCACGTGACATCCGTTTCGCAGTTGCAAAGTTGCGCGCTAACAAGGTAGTCCCACGTCAGGGAGATTACTACTACGTTGGCATCCACCCAGAAGTTTCACACGACCTTCGTGCTGAAACTGGTTCGGGCGGATGGCGTGATGACCACAAGTACTCAGAGACAGGTGCTTCTGAGTTCTGGCCAGGCACAATCGGAACATACGAAGGTGCAATGTTCGTTGAGTCACCACGTATGTTCAACACCGCAGATGGTGCTATCGGAACAGCCGCTAACACATCATACTCAGGTACATTTGGTACAACCTCATTTACCTACGGTACTGGTGGAACACGCGTCTTCCGTACACTCGTTGCTGGAAAGCAGGCACTTGCTGAAGCGGTTGCTGAAGAGCCACATGTGGTCTTTGGTCCAATCGTTGACAAGTTGCTCCGTTTCCGTCCAATCGGATGGTACGGCGTTCTTGGCTTCAAGCGCTACCGTGACCCTGCGTTGATTCGTATCGAAACAACGTCTTCGATTCACAATTCCTAATCTGAATTAGGTCGGGCGGCTCCCCCTTCGGGGGGAGTCTCCTCTTAACAAAGGAACGATATGGCGAATTACCTTTTCACACCACCAACAACAGATGAGACACCTGCTGGCTTTGGCGCACTTATGTGGCGTTATCGCATTGCTCGTGCTGACACTTTGCTTATGACCAATGGTGTAGTGACACGCAATCGTACCTTTGAAGTATCAGAAGTAACAGCAGCAGACCATGCCTACGTCGGTGGGCACGTCTACACCATTACCCAACAGGAGCGCGACCAACTGGTTGCAGCGGGCTACGGTGCTACGATTACGAGTCTGCCATGACCGAAGAAACTCCAGAAGAGTTAATACGCAAAAGAGTCATTTTGATGGAAATGGACTTATTGGATGAAGGCAAAGCCCCAGAGTAAAATAAAGATAGCAACGTATGCAATCTGTAAAAACGAAGCAAAGCACGTTAAGCGATGGTTGGAAGCAACAAAGGAATCTGACGTCAGAGTTATCCTCGACACAGGTTCAACGGACAATACCATGGAACTCCTCAGTAAGGCGACCAATCTCATTGTCGGGACAACCGTTGTATCACCTTGGAGATTCGACACGGCGCGCAACCAAGCGCTAGCCCTAGTTCCAGAAGACGTAGATGTATGTCTTATCCTGGACATGGATGAAGTACCAGAAAAGAATTTTTATCGCAAAGTGCAGAACCAGTGGGTGCGCGGAGCGGACAGAGGATGGGTGTCGCTAGACACAGGATTTGCATGGAAGGTTGACAGGCTTCACAGCCGTCATGGCTGGACATGGAAGTGGCCTTGCCACGAAGCCCTTGTTAGAGAAGACGGCAAGGAAGAATACACCTACTGCGACACCACGACTATCATTAGGCATCAGCCTGACGTAACCAAGTCCCGTGGCCAGTACAAGACCATGCTTGAGGATGCAGTCAAGGAGATGCCAGAGGATGCCCGTATGTGGACATACCTCTGTCGAGAGTATTACTTCCACGAGAAGTGGGAGAAGGTCATCGAGAGTGCCGAGCAGGTGCTCAAGAAGGACGGGATGGACCACGAATTGGCTGCCGTCTGCCGTTGGGCAGGGGATGCAGCAAGAGCCCTTAAACGGCCTTCTAAGGAGTGGTTTGAGAAAGGCGTGAGTCTTTGCCCAGACCAGGGAGAATCGTGGCTTGGAATGGCCTCTGACGCCCTTAGAAGGGGTGACTACGGCCTAGCCTTGGACTCCGCTATACGATGCTTTGAACTTCCGAAGGTTGTCCACTATCTCCATGAGCCAAGTGCCTGGAATTGGAAAGCCTACGATATCGCAGCCCAGGCTGCTTTCCACCTTGGGGAGTTGGATGCGGCTATCGCATTTGCCCAGGAAGCCTTTCGAGGCAAAGGTCCAGAGTCGGACAGAATTAAACGAAATATCCAAATGATGGTTGGGATTAAAAATGGCAGCAAAAAAACAAAAGTGTGAGCACCTACGTTCGCACGTAGCCGACTGGGGTATCACCCCCGAGAACAAATATGGCCCAATCTCCTGGGAGTGCAATCACTGCGGAGTAATCCAGCCAAATAGGTTTCATGAGTATGAGCACAAAGAAGACCCAATCCTTAAGGCTCATCGGGAGCACAAGGCAGAGGGCATCTTTGATGGCGACTGCGTAATGTGCAACAACAGCAAGATTCTGTTTAGCACAGGAGACGCTGGCAGAGCCGAGTCTATGTCTATGAAGAAGTGGGATAAAGAACTTGCAGATTACAAGGCGGCGACGAAGCAAGGAATACAGCCAGCAGGAACGTCTGCGCGAGCAGTTAGAGAAGCAGTCGAAGCAAGCAGCAAACTCGGAAGTGCTTATAACGCTGAAACTATGGGCGCTGCAAACAAAATCATTTCAAAGAAAAAAGGAGCATAAATGAAGAAAAACCCAGGATTTGCAAAGGTCCAAGCATCTATTGCAAAGAAAGAGGGAGTGTCCCAAAAGGCCGCAGGCGCTATTCTAGCATCGGCTACCCGCAAGGCTTCTCCTGCAGCAAAGAAAGCAAACCCTAACTTAAAGAAGGTGAAGTAATGTGTAAAGAGTGCGGATGCAGCAATACAATTATCGGTGACGTAACTGGTCACACAACAGGACGCCCAAGCGACCCATATGGTTCATATGAGGGCGTAGGCGGAACCAACAAAGGCGCTAAGTAACTTTAAGTAGAAGGGCACATCATGACAACAAGTTTTACCGCAACGTATCATATGAACCGCTTGGCGGGGACTATTCTTAACGGTGTGCCCCAATACGATTTTGACGGCGCAGCCGTTAGGTGGGGCAACATTGCTATCCCTGGTCACAACGCTACCAAGGGTATCGATGTTCTTAACCTTATCTACGCGTACCGCAATAGCGGTAAGAATTACTATGAAGACACACCTGGCATATTAAACCTACTCGCTGGCACTACAGGCCTAGGCGAGTCCGAAGCAGCATCAAGGATTGCATCCTAATGACAACCTTACTTGATTTGGTAAATGAAACCCACCTGTTGCTATCTGGCTATACCCAGCGCCAGGACCAGGCTACATCCCTTGTTAACGCTATGGCAGCCACGGATTACTCCTTTGTAGTTCAGAATGGCTCAGTGCTATCACGCGGTCTAGTCGAGATTGACGATGAACTTATCTGGGTAGACAGTTTTGATAAAACTACTAATACCGCAACCGTTGCTCCTTACGGGCGTGGCTATCGTGGAACTACAGCAGTAGCCCACACCGCAGGAACTCGGGTGACCATCGCTCCCGTTTTCCCACGTTCAGCCATTGAGCGGAATATCAACTCTGCTATCGATGCTGTCTATCCAGACCTCTTTGCCACAGCCTCAACAACATTCCAGTTTTCTGCTGCCCGTACAACCTATCCGCTACCTGCGGATGCTATTGACGTTATGGGTATCTCATGGCAGACCATTGGACCATCCCGCGAATGGCTACCTATCCGCCACTACCGCGTAGACCGTACAGCAGACCCAGCCACATGGGGTAACGGAAAGACTATCAGCATCGCTGATGGTATCATCCCAGGCCGTACTGTAACAATTCGTTATACTCAGAAGCCTCAGCCAATGGTTAACACCAGCGACGTATTTGAGTCAGTCACAGGACTGCCTTCATCTGCTCGTGAAGTTATTATCCTTGGTGCTGCTTACCGTATGGCGGTATACCTAGATTTGGGTCGTGTCCCAGCAACTACTGCAGAAGCAGCAGCACAGGGTACAGCAAACCCTATTGGCTCAGCAGCCAACCTTTCAAGAATGCTAAAGCAAATGTACAACGACCGCTTGCTTATCGAAGTCCGACGACAGCAAGAGCAGTTCCCTCCTCGCGTACACATCACAAGATAAGGCCAGAATATGACACTTCGCTATTATACAAGTCAGGCGCAGGATACGACAACTACCAGCAATATTACCAGTGGAGCAACCTCTTTGCAGGTCACCTCTGTCACAGGCTGGCCTTCATCTTACCCATTCACACTAGCGATTGACTATGGCTCTTCTCTAGAGGAGTTGGTGGACGTTACCGCAGTATCTGGCCTAACAGCCACGATTACTCGCGGAGTGGATGGCAGCACAGCAAGTGCTCATGGCGTAGGCGCAACGGTGCGCCACGTCATCTCAGCGCGTGACATTCGTGAGTCTAACTCACACGTCAACGCTACAAGTTCGGCTCACGCCATTACCGCTATCTCTGGCCTTGGAACGGGCGTAGCAACATTCCTTGCAACACCTTCATCGGCTAATTTGGCAGCAGCCTTTACGGATGAGACTGGTACAGGCAGCCTTGTATTTGGCACTGGTCCTGTAATTAACACGGCCATTAACACCTCTGGCTTCTTGGCAAACAACTACACGCCAAGCCTTACAGATGCAAGTAAGTTGCTTGTGCTATCCAATGGCTCAACTGCTGCAACGTTTACAATTCCAACCAACGCAAGCATCGCCTTCCCTGTGGGAACGACCATCACGATTGTTCAGGCTGGCTCTGGCCAGATAACAATTCAGGGTGCATCTGGTGTGACTGTCAACTCCATCGGCGCCACATCATCTGCTCCAAAGTTGCGTCAAGTTAACTCACCAGTAACTCTAGTCCAGTCATCTGCCAACACTTGGTACGCAATGGGAGACCTTGTCTAATGC